TCGATGCGCTGCTCGATGTCATAGTCCGGGATCTGAATGTTGGGATATTTCTTCTTGATCAACGCCTTGGCCTCTTTGGCGAGCGTCGGATCGTTGTAGATGGATTCGACGAAGTCGGCGATTTGCCGGCGGCCTTGGAGGAAGTTGTATTCGTCGTCTGTAAGGGTGCGTGGCATCAGTCTTCCTCAATTTCCTCGTATTCGGGGACTGCCGCCTTGGTAGACAGACAGATTGCGGCGAGGACCCGTTCGCGCATTGGCACGGCGTCGTTTAAGACGACGTCGTGCAGGAAGCCCAGCGCAGTCGGAACATAGAGGTTCTGAAGGGCGCGTTTGGCGTCCTTCGACGGGTCGCGCTTGCTCGCCAGCTTGAGAGCTTCGGCCATGTCAGTTGTTGTTGGTCTTGCCGATGATGCTCGGCTGCAGCGGCACCCCGCCGTCTGGTTTGGGTACGACCTTCCTGATCGCGCCCCACTCGGAAACTTCAGACTGCGTGTCCACCTGCAGGATCGTCCGAGGCGGCGTCTCGGGCGGTGAAGTCAGGGGCGGATCATAGCTGCGATTCTGGGCCATCTGTTATCCCCATGTGACGGGTTGTTGTCCCCACCGGACTCACCGTCGAGATTTTTCCCTACCAACCGTCTGTTATCACGCTCCGGGTAGCGGCGTCGAGGGGGTCGGCGGTGACGGCATGCCGGCCGCACCGGACGGCGGCCCGCCGGGTCCTTGCGGTCCTTGCGGGTTGCCCGATTGCTGACCGATGATCTTCTGCATCAGCGCGTTGCGGATGGTGTTGCGCAGCATGTCGCCAAGCTGGGTCTGTTGCACGCCGGCCGTCGGCGTCCCTTGCGGCAGGTGTCTGGAAAGCGCCTGGATGGCCTTGATGGCGTCCTTGTGCTGCTGCGAGCCGGCCGGAAGATTGGGGAGCGCCTGGGTGATCATGTCCACCGCGCTTTTCAGACCCATCAGCCCTTGCGCGACATTACCAGCTCCGGGTGCGCTTGTCGGAGGCTGTTGACCTCGTCTTGCCAGAGCCGCAAGTACTGGTCCTCCGCCAGGCGGCTGCGCGGGCGGGGGCGGTCCACCGCCACCACCACCGGCTCCGCCAGGATCTGGCCCGCCGCCACTGTCGCCGCCGCCGCCGGGTCCACCACCTGCGTCATCTGGAAAATCTGTGTTGGCCATTTCAGACCTGTGTTAATGCCTGCCCCGTCGGCCAGTACCTGGGGGCTGGGGGGATTCCGAGAAGGGCCAACCGCCGAAGCAGGCAATTTCAGCCCATAACGGCTAACCGCCGCCGCGTCCAGCCTGTTTTTTCTTGGCCGGCGGCTTGCTTCCACCGCCACCGCCGCCGAACACGCCCTGGATCAGGTTCTCGGCCTTCTCCTGTTGCGCGGCCTGCGCCTGCTGCTTCTGGCGTTGCTTTAGTCGCGCCAGGAGGAGTTCTGCACCCGGCGGATGTAGCATATGAATAAGATCCTCTGCATCCACCGCTCCCGCACGCGCAAGGGCAATGGCAACCTGCCGATTATCTTCAGCGAAAGCTGGACTAGCCGAATGCGAATCAACCTGGACCTGGAAATCGCCGGGGATGTCTGCAAGGGTGAACTCGATCTTGTTGTCTGATGTGATGTAGATGGACGGATCGTTGGCCTGCATCAATCGTAAAGCAATATACCCGGATTGGGCGAGTTGGCGTTCAATGCGCGCTGCTTGATCAATGAGGCGCGGAGAGCTTGTTCTAACAAGAGTTTGCGCGTGAACGCCTGCACGAACTCCTGGTTCTCCCTGACCCCCCATAATCGGAGAGAATCCGCTCGCTTCGTCGAATAGCTTAAAGAGGAAGTCGAGTTCCTGAAGATAGTTTTCAGGCGGCGGATCGACGAGCTTGGTGGCTTTGGCATTGGGGTTTGGGTCATTGAGAAATCCACCTTCGTTGATGACCTTGTTGTAGTCTTCCTCGGTGACGCCCGTAAAGCCGGAAAAGACCTGGGGAGCGTTGACGTTGCGGTCCCACATGGTGCGAATGTCGGACAGCCGTTTGGTCAGCACGTCTTGCAGGAGCTGCACGTCTGCAATCATCGAGCGGCCGTAGAAATACCCAGGTGTCGGCTGCGCCTGCACCTTCACGAACGGATGGTGTCCCGGCACGCGCGAGAGGTTGCGTCTGGTTTCGTCACCCTCGATGATAATGGGCTGGTGGCCGTAAATGGCCTGGATGGTGGTGTAGTCGCCGCCGCGTTTTCGGTCTTTTATCCAAAGCTCGCAATGCTTTAGCGTCGGCATGGTCTGACGCTGCGGCTTCCATGGCGTCGGCAGCGGAAAGACGTTGACAATACCGGACCCGGACGGCAGCGCGCCGACATCGCCGAGCGGCTGCAGACCGCCGACCACCATTTGATGGAAGTAGCTCGGCTCCTCCTCGTCCTTGTCGTGCGATCTGGTGTCGAGGATGCGGGCGATGATCTCCTTGCGCTTGGGATGATTACTTTCGTCGAGCATGGAGCGCAGTCTGGAAAGCGTCGGGTACGAGACGTGACAGAAGCATTCCTGCTCGTCGAGATCGAGAATGGTTTCGCCGATGACGCCGAAGTTCTCCGGGTGGACGGGCGCGACCCGGAAACCTTCGTCGTGGGCGATGTGCTTGAGCAAGACGCAGCCGTTGATCAGGCCCCAGACCACGGCCTCGGCGAAGGTGATGTCTGAATCGGTCTGCCTGAAGTCGGCCGTCAGCTTGTCCGAAATCATCTGTGCGCGTTCGAGAACGCTGTCTTCCTCGCCGGAATCGAAGACGACGGCAAAACGGACGTCGGTGGGCTGCATTAAAAAGCCGGCTAGGCGTTCGATGAACGGCTTGATCTTGTTGTAGATGGTGGCCTGTCCGGCCATCGAGCCGGTGTAGAAATACTGGTTGGCGCGGGAGTAGACCATGCCGCGCTCTTTTGCGGACGCCATGCACTCGTCGATCTTCTCCTTGACCCAGAAGTCGAGGTCGGCGCCTATGTCGGGAATGTGCAGCATTTACCAGACCTTGGGCGAACGGCGCTTGGACAGCTCGATCAGGTCGGGCTCGGTGCCGTTCTTGATATTGTTGTGAAGAATGTCGAGCCCGCTGCCGAACTTCAGTCTGTTCTGACGGCCGAGGGCTACAGCTTGGGAAAGCGCCTCGTTTGTAGCTTGCCAAGTGGAGCTGCTTTTGGTGGTCTGATCCTTATAGCGGACGGTCGGTGTGGACTCGTGCTTGTCGTGGTTGTAGTCGGCGACGTTGTAGTCGTTTCGCAGGATGTCGTCCTTGAGCTTTTCGGCTTTTGAGCGCGCCGTATGTCCAACAATCGCTGGCGCACGATATTCCTGTGCCATCCGCCGGTTGGCACACGCCGGGCACTCAGGCGGTGGATCATCGACTTGATGCTGTTCAAGCCAAACCTCCATGAAGTGGTTGCAATCCGGGCAGGCGTAGGTCCTAACGATGGGCACGGGTATTCCTCGCCTTGCGGTTCATCTTGGCCATGTGGTCGCCGTAGGCTTGGCTAAATGCGAACGAAAAGCGTTCGGCCGGTGTCTTTAATTGTACGGGCTCGGCGTGGACCGAATGCCAGGTCATGCCGCGATTGACCAGCATGGGACGGCGCCACTCCACCCAGGCATGGTGCGCCAAAACCAAAGCAGACACAAGGTCATCGTTCTCCTCGCTGTCGGGTCCGGCCCCGATCCAGCCCTGATCCTCGACGATGGCCTGCATTTCCTTGATCAGCTCGATTGATCTGATTTCGATGCGGTGGAGCATCAGCGAGTCGCGCAGCTCGCTGTAAATCTGGTGCTTGTTGTCCTGATTGGCCTTCCAGGCGATGACATTGCCGGCGCCGCCGAGCGTGTCCGGTCTTTTATAGAGAAACCAGCGCACGCACCCCATCATGTCCATGATCTTTTCGGACCCAGGCTCGCCTTGGAGCATGCCGCGCTGCACGAGCTGTCTGAGATTTCTAACTTCAGGCAGGACTGCGGCTCCAACTCCCGTGACTTCCAGGTTTGCAATATGATCCTTGTAAGCGCCAGCCAGATGCGCAAGAACCCAAGCAAGCTGATATGTAAGGGGTTTGTTCGACTTGAACTGCGCGACCTGGACGATTTTATCAGCGTAGCAACGTAGAACCTGTATTGCGTGGTTGTTGGCTTCTTCTCCACCGCCGCCCCCTGACGGATCGACACCGATGACGTAGACGCCTTTATCGACCGGCGGCTCCCAGATTTTGAGCATCGCTTCGTCGCGATTACGGACCTGATCAATCCTCGCCGAGAGAAAGCGTTCCTCGAAACGATACTGATAGCCCTTGTACGGCGGGGCGGCGGCGAGTGTCTCGCTGATTTCCAGCGTCCGCTGGGCAGGAAAGAAACCGGACCCCGAGGCGATGAAGCATTGCTTTTCGTGCCACGGAAAGTGACGCCACATGTACTCTTGCGCGCGGAATTCGCTTTCGCGTCTCCACCATGCGATCTGCTCCGGTTTGACGGTGATGCCGTACTGGGCCTTTACCAGACGGGCGTTTTGGAGTTCTTCCTGGGTCAGCGTGCCGTCCCAGTAGACTTTGTAGTCGGGATCTGTTTTGGGGATGGCGTAGGTCGGATTGGCCCAGAAGCCGATGAAGATAAACTTCATGCGGCGGTCTTTTTTGGCCTGCTCGCAATGGTAATAAAACCAGTTGAATCCGTTGGCGACCGATTCCCAGATATACAGACGATTGGGGTTTTGCCGTGCCAAAGAAGCCTTCAAGGACTCCACGCCGGCCAAAGAACGCCACAGCGAACACTCGGTCGCGTGCATCATGTTCAAGGCGCGGCTGGCACCCAAGTCAGGATTATTGCCGGCCGCGAGAAGGTCTATTACAGACCGATTGGCGAACGCCATCCCGGTTCTATTATTCTGAGTTAATTCGTGTTCTGGACTACGCCATTCAGGAGGCAGGGTTTGAAGAAGCGATGCGAATATCCTGCGAAGTCGCTCTAGGTTATCTGTCCGGTCTGCAATTATCGCGCCTTGGACGCCCGGATTGGCAAGGGCCCAGAACAGCTCGATTACGGACGAGACGGTCGTGATTGCGACCTGACGGCATTTTAAGACGACGAATTCGTGGACGCCGTTATTCAGACCGTCTGCGACGGCGTCGATGACGAGCTTTTGGGACAGCCACGGATCGACGTGGCTCCGGCCCCCCTCCTTCGTGTCGATCTCCACCGACCCCAAGAGATCGTAAAGACCCTGTCTGATCTGGCTCATTGCCCGCCCTTCGGGCTTCCATCGCTTCGCTCGGCCCGGCTTTGCCGGTGCCGTATATATCACCGGGGCGCCGATGCCAACGCCCGGACGTGAACCAAAGCAGGGACGGATGCGGAGAAGGCGATCCGCGCGCGCTTGACATGGCAGGGACCTCACCGTAGCTTCGTGGTTGCATTGATGGCCTCAGTAAGACTTAGGGCCGCCCGCCTTGAAAAGCGAGCGGCCCTTTTTGCCGACTTGCCGGGTTTCACCGTGTAAATCTTACCGCCACGGGAGCGGCCGGGAGGGCACGGAACTCGGCCTTGTAGGACCTCTCATCCTAGCCCGTTGTCGGCACGGCTGCCGGTAGGAGTCCCTCCCGATGGATCAGGTCGAACCTCGCGGGCTGGCGTTGGGTGTCTCATCGGTAGTCCCTCCTTCGTCTGGCTGCGTCCTTGGCCGCTCGACGCCGGCTTTCCTCGGCCTCGAACGCCTCTTTGTATTCGGCGCCGCGCGCACGCAGCGCCCGTTCGAACTCCCAAGCGAACCGCTCGGTCTGCCAATCCGGCAGGGACGTATCCCTGCCGGCAGCGGCAGCCTCGGCTTGCTCGCGATGGCGTAGTGCCCAGCTCATCGCCGTGGCTCCTCTCGTAGCGCCCGCTTGATGTTGGAGCGCAGATTGTGGACGGCTCGGTGGTCCGACGATGTGCAGGAGTGGAAAACCAGCGCCCCATTTGGGGCCTGTAGTCGGAAATGCGACTTTCCGGTTTTGCTGATTTTCCAGCCGTCGCGTTCGAGCTTCTTCAGTATGGCTTTCGCCTCTTGGTTGACGCTCAATGGCGCCTCCTAGTTGAGGGTCCGGTCGTCTCGGAAGTCGTCGCGGTCAATCTCGACCTTTTCGACGGCATAGCCGTAGATGTTGCCGGCGAGCTTGGTGAACTGCTCCATGACCTTCTCGATGGGAGTGTCGGTCATGCGGGCGATGGATACGGCCGCGATCATGAGCGACACGCTAATGTCCTGCGCCTCGCCCTTGGTGTCGTCGGCTGCCAGCCGGTGTGCTGCCTGAAACAGCTTCTCGGCGTTGGCCGTGACCTTCTTGGTCCGTTCGATGTCGTCGTCCATAGCTTCCTCCGTTTCGATGATCATTACATACACCCGCCGCTCGGGCATGTCAACCGGAAAAGTTGTCCTCTTGGAATTTTTTTTTAATTTTTTTTCGCCTTTATATGGACCCGTTTTGTTCCCCAATTTTTTTTAATTTTTTTTTCGCCATTTATATAGGGGGACATCGGCGGGGCACATTGGGCTGGGGGGACCGGTCCACACACCTGTTGTTGCGGCACCGACACACCCTGTCTGTTGCGGCTCCGCAACAACATGTTGGAAACTGTTGCGGCGCCGACAACGGTTGCGTAGATCGAAAACCACAACCAGACGGTCTGATTTCAAACGGTCGCTCGTTTGAAATTCGAACGGAAAGAACAAACCGTGAAAACGCCGCTGGTGCGTTTTGGCGTCTGGTATGGGCTGGGATACCGGCCGGCCGCATGGGCCTTCAGTGGGCTTCCTAAGCCATTGCAGCCTATGGACAAAACCGGAACGAAAACCGCGAATCTTGTCCCCTATGTATAATGTAATCGGACGGCGCTCGTCGTCTATAACAATCCGTAACATTTCGTGATCGAACCGTCTGCAGACAAGTCTTGCAATTGTCGCGACAACCGATATTCTTGTCATTGTTGAAACCAGATAGGAACTCGATACCGGACATTACCCGCTCGACCCCGTGCCGTAGGGAGACATAAATCGGCAAGGGCGCCCAGCACGCCGCACAATGAACCGGAAAACCGGCTTGTGCCGCGCATAACTAAGGACCGCCTCCGGCTCAAGGATAACGCCGCTGAGAAAAAGCTTGTGGCGCTTGGGCAGTAGGGTCAGCCGGTAAGAGTCCGGCTCTGATGAGCAAGGAAGCGAAACCCATGGCAACATTCAAACGACATAACGAGGAATGGTGCGTCGCTTGCGAAACCATGCAAGCGCACGGCACCGAAATTGAAGTGACAAAAAGATTCGGCGGCTCGCGTCGAGTCCGCATTGGCGAACTAGTCACAACCACAATCAACCCGACAACCTACGTTTACGCAATCCTAAAAGGAAAAGGAAACGACGATATGCGCACTCCCTCTATGACGAGTCACGAGGCTGAAACCGCCATTGGCACGGCAAGCCATGTTGGCGCTTTGCTTGAAACAAACGTCGACGCCCGCATTCGCGGCATCCTACGCAAATGGTACAGTGCGAAAGGCATCGCGTCTGCTTTCAACTGCCGGCTTTCGGTTTCAGTGCTTGTGTCGGGTTACAATTACACGGCAAGCTTTGACGCCATCAAAGCCGCCTATGTGCGCGGCGATGATCCGGCTTCCTTGAACAGTGACGGCAAGCCGGCGCCGGCTGACGACGACGACGAGTCGGACGTCCGCAGCGACGACGAGTCGCCTGATGACGACGAGTCGGAGCGCCGCACCGAAACGAACGCGGCAATCGAAACCGGCAAGGTGACGCTTCCGGCGCAACCGAAAGCGAACGATCCGCTGCAAACGATCCGCGATATTCTTGGCGTTAGTGCCGTCAATGCGGATCAGGTCAACGCAATCATCAATGCGCGTCTGAAGGGCGTGCGCGAAGAATTGCTTGGCTTGGCGCCGCGTCGGATCGAGGTTTCGACAAACGGCGCTCCGGCCATCAAGCTAGAGGGTCAACATCCCGTGTTTGAACGCGTCTGCAAGCTTGTCGCGGACGGTCAAAATGTGCTGCTGATTGGCCCGGCCGGCACTGGAAAGACTTACCTTTCTGAGCAGCTTGCTAAGGCTCTGAACCGCACATATGGCCACATTAGCGGTTCCTCTGGTGTGTCGGAATCGGCACTAACTGGTTGGCGTCTGCCGTTTGAAGGCGGCGTTTGGAAATACGTTCCGGCGCAATTCATCAAGCTTTACGAAGAAGGTAATTCTTTGTTCTGTTTCGATGAATTCGACTCGTTTGATCCTAACATGCTGATGACGGCACAAACCGCCACCAGCAACGGCCATGTTTCTGTTCCGCACCGTTATGAGAATCCGACGGTCAAACGCGGGCAGAATGTTTCGATCATTGCCACCGCCAATACTTACGGCACTGGCGCGAATCCAATCTACAGCGCGCGCAATGCTTTGGACGGTGCAACGCTCGACAGGTACATCATCGTCGATATGGACTATGACCGCGATTTTGAATCGAAACTCGCGGCCGCGTCCGGCTTGTCCGGCTCTGAACTTTCTGAAATTTGGTCGCTGCGCGACAAAGTGCAGGAAGCCGGATTGCGTCGCGTCGTTTCGACTCGCGCGATTCAGAAAGCCGCCGCAATGAAGCGAATCGGCGACGATTGGCGCACCGTCATGGCGACTCTTGTCGCTGGGTGGTCACGCGACGAAAAGCAACGCGCGGGCGTTGCTTACTGAAACCGCAAGGCCGCGTGGCGCAATGCTGCGCGGCCTTTTCCTTGAAAGGGAAAGCATCATGAAAAAGCGACAACCTATCGACTCGGCCGAATACGACTCGGTTGCAGACTACCTTGAGGCAATTGAAGGCGGCTGCAATCTGAAAGAAAACATGCCGACATATGATGACGCGATGAACGAACGCAAAGGCGCGTCATGGTACGGTGCCGGTTGCGCCAAAGGTACAACCGTCATGCGCAAGATTCGCGAGGGTTGGCCGGAGGGTCAAGAGCAAGTGACTCGCATGCTTGAGTCGGTTGCTGACATTGAGGCACGGCCGGTTGACCGTCGCCGCCGCAATCGTCGCGGCGATTTTGGCGACGCTCTCGATATTCATGCCGTCTACCGTGGCCGGCTTGATATTGCTTGGACGCGTTGCGTGCGCCAGCAACAATATGGTCCGCAGCACATTGACATAGTCGCGGATATGCAAGTCGCTTGGCATGTTGACCAGAGTGCAATCCAATGGCGCGGCACTGCAATGATTGCACTTGCCGATAAGTTCGAACGCGCCGGTTATCAGGTCAGGTTGCGTTACGGTTTCGAGTGTCAGACGACTCCGGGCGGCGAAAAGGCGCGCGTGCTTGTCACGATCAAAGACTATGACAAACCAATCGACTTGGCGACAAGCACCGTTGCAACAATACCCGGTTTCTTTCGTTGCTGCGGTTTTCGCTGGGTTGCCAGTCACGCAAAGAAACGAGTCAGCACTGGCATTGCCATCGTCGGAACACTCAATCTGAAAGACGGCGCAATCCTTGTGACGCAGAAAGTGCGAAGCAAGCAAACGGCCGTTGATTTTGTCAACGAACAAGTCAAAAAGCTTGAACCGCAAGCGGCCTAAAGCCGCCACCTAATGCACGCGCCGTGCGATGGCGCGTGCGTTGTGGGGCGACTCCCCAATCTGAAAACGAAAGGAAGCCATCATGATCAGGCCCGGACCCATGGCCGTTGCCTACTGCGCAATGCCGAATGCGATTCCAACCACACAATGGCTCGTCGTGCCGGTTGACTGCGACGACAACCCGATTCGCGATGGCGACTCGTGGGTTGTTGTTGGTTGGCACGATACAATCGAGCATGCCGAATCGCATGCGCAGCACTTGACGCAATTGCTGTACTTAGTGCGGCGCTAACAGAAAGGACAAGGAAACATGCAACCCCATGAGATGCACGAGTTATGGAGTCAACTCCGCATGATCGAAAACGCCGCGCGTCGCGCCGGCAGTCGAGTCGGTCATTACAGAATGTGGCGCGCAATGGTGCGCGCGGAATTGCGCACCATTGTTCGCTTGGCGGCTCTTTCTACCAACCAACTAAACGACGAACGTGAAAAGGAAGGGGAACCACAATGAGCAACCTAACAGCACTTCAATTCGCCGCGTTTTCACTCGGTGCGGCGCTTGCCGTTGTCCTGCCGTTCCCATGGATGAACGGCAATGTGCGCGGCATGCTGGGTCTGTTTTTCATGCGGCTTGCACTTCGTTGCATGACGCAAGAGCAACGCGGCAAGACGTTCCAGGCAATCACCAACATGGTGCTTGAGCAAAGCGGATCAAAGCTGCGCGTTCAGCACCAAATGAAAGGCGACGCAGACAAAGCA